TGGCTGTTGTTGCACAAGCTACAGGTTGTTTCCAGCTTATTCCAGCAGCATACGATTGCAAAGCAAGCAAGTTAACAATGTCAGTAGCACCGCTAGGTTGAGTTGTTATTTGACCTGTAGTTGTTGTGATATTAGTAAAAACCCCAGTAGATGGGGTAGTCGCACCAATAGTCGTACTATCAATAGTACTGCTGGTAATGGTTAACCCTGATTGAACTGGGTTAATTGAAGCGTAAAAGGGCATATTCTGCCCTATAAACGTATTAAACGACCCATCCAAGTTAAAATACGCTTGGACAGGCAGTAGATTCTGGGTTACAGAATCATTTATGCTAGACATAAATTACCTTTAATAGGCAATACAGTTAATTAAAACCACATCTCCAGCAGACATATTTGCAGCAGCGCCTGTTGTAACAGAATAGCTAGTAAATGTAACTGATGTTGCTGTGCTACCTGTTAGCTGTAAAAACAATGAGCTTCCACTTGTTACATCGGCAGCAAAAGCTAACCAACCATTAGGGGCTGTAGGAAGGCTAATTGTTCCGTTCGCTGCGCCACCTGTGCCGACTGTTACTTTAAAACAAAAAGTGCTACTAGCAAGAACAGTAGGGCTTGTACCAAAACCACTAGAAACTGTAGGAAGCGTGGTAGAAGCAACTAAATTATTGCCGATAGACAATGCACTTGCATTGTATGGAGCATATAAAGCATTACCACCTTGACCATATAGACCTAAACAATTGTTATTAGCATCATATTCAGCCTGAACTGGCAATAAATTGATTACTGAACTATTTGCTACACCTGGGTTTGCCATGATTATTCCTTAGTTTTGATCGACCATAGGCAATACATATAGCGTATTAGCTGTTCCAATAGCTGTAATAGCAAAGCTAGGCGGTACAGCAATCACAGTAGGCTGTGACATTGAAATGCCTAAAACAAAGCTCTGTGAGCTATTTCCACCTGTTGGGAGAACGGCTGCCGCAGCAGTTGTCGTTGTTCCTGCAACGGCTGGAGCAATAGTAATAGCAATAGGTGTTGTACCTACGTTTAAAAAACCACAAAAGTTCGCTTGATCATTACCATTAGGGGTAATAGTTACAGAAGTCGAACTAGATGTAGTTACTGATATGGCCGTTGTTGGGCCAACAAAGCGGTAAGCTGATACGTTAGCCATAATTTATCCTTAAACAGCAGTAGTAGGTGCTGGGCCTTCTAAACGAGTAATCTGAACAGCATACAAGCCAGAAGCTGGAGTTGCGCTACCAGTTGTGCAGTTAGCAAACTGAATAGACAATACGCCAGCAGTTAAGCAATCTGATTCAGCGACAACAATTCCTGCTGTTTGTGTGCCTTGATAACCTTGAACAAGAACGAAATCGGTAGTTTGTAAGCCACCAACGCTAAAAGTCTGAGCAGCAGAGGTATTAGCAGCTACGGCAGCAGGCGTGATAGATGGGGTAATGTAAAAAGTTTCGTGGGAATTTCCACGAGTAACTGTGGTACTAGACATAATTTTTCCTTTGCAAAGGGGTAGTGTGGTAAATCTACAACTATTTTACATTGTTTTGATGATCTCTCAAGTGTTTTCCACAACTTCCTTTAAAAGTTTTGTAACCAATGTGACCTAGTTCAAATTCAAGATTTGCCCATACTTTGCCACCTATATCTACCCATCTTTGGCAAAAGCTGAAATCTTCGCTTAAACGATTGCCATCAGGCATTTCATAAGGGTCAAATAAAGGCCAAAACTGAGTATATTCGCCTACGCTACGCAAAGTTTGACGAGGATATGCCTCAATCATCTTTTCTGCACAATTACGGCTAATCTTCATAAATCCGCCTGGCAAGCCTAATACTTCCATTAACCCTGTTTTTGGGTCATTACGATATTCTTCTTTTTGGGCTATTTTAAAAGGCCATTCAAATGGGTCTTGTTTTTTAGGGTAAATACCACCTACTACATCTACAGGGTAATCAATTAACTGAATTAACGCTCCTGGCTCCCAAAATACGTCATCATCAATAAATACTAGCGTATCTGCTTTAGAACGTACAAAAGCAGCAAATAATGCGCCTCGTGAGCCTGCTATGTCACTATTTCCAATGTCCTCTGCCATGCTAAATTTATCGCCACGACCAATAATATTGATAGCATCTAACAAAATAGCTCTCATAGTCGGAAAATGTACCTTTGCTGAATAGCAAGGCATTGCAATCATTACGCTTTTCATAAACTCCCCTCAGAATGTTAAAAACCCACCCTTTTTTAAGGGGTGGGCTTCTATTTTACAACAGATTACTGTGCTGACAAATCGTAACCATATACATATACGTCAATTGTGCCTGTTACAGCAGCAGAAGATACGTTTACATACAAAGTTTGAGCAGATGTTGCACTTGCTACTAAAGTTGCAGCTACAACTGATGCGTTAGCAGTAGTTGTGTTAGTTGCTAAAGCCGCTTTAGTGTAAATAGCTGTACCACCAGCCGATAAGCCTGTGTAAACACCTAAATAAGTGCTTCCTGTGGATACTGCTGCGCCAGCGTTGTTACAGTTAGCCGTAATAACGGATACTGGAACATAGCTAGTTACATCAATTACGTTAACTGCGGTATCACCTAAAGTTGCCAAGCTAACACCTTGAGCAGTTGCGATCAAACGCAATGCTTGGTTAGAGCCTAAAACTTGTGGGTGAATCGAGGTAGTTACTGCTGGTCCTGGATTAGACATTTTAGTTTCCTTTCGTTATTCGTGAATTAAGCTGCAACACGGCAAGCGAGTTCAGGATACAAGTTAGCCCAACCATACAGAACGTCTAAACGTGTAGGAATACTGTCATTATTGCAATCTGTTACTTTCAGCTTTTGGCTTACTGACCATTTCTGGCGGTCTGAGTTCTTCGACCCAAACTCAGCGACTTCTTTAGTTATATCGCTGTTCAGACTATCGCATCTTCCTTTGCAGGAAGTTTTCTCACTTAGTCGTTCACGCTGCACGGCTTGCGCCTGCTTGCGCCCTGTCATCTCCTTCGAGATTTCCAAGTCAATCAGAGAAAATTTTTCCATAATAAGTTACCTTATTAGGCCACCAATGCAAATGACTGATCATTCGCACATTCGTTAATGGTATATTGACGCACTACACGCATAGACAAGCCGATTTCCTTGTCGCTTGCACGACCAGCAAAATGGACACCTTCAGGCAACTCAAGATCGGCTACTGCTAGAGTAAACGCATTGCGGTGCATGATGATGTTTTGTGGGGAAACAGTACCAGAGCTATTAAAGAAGCTAACAGCAGCAGTTGCTGAAGTAGAAGGGATAGATACGTTCTGGAACTGACCAGCAGTAATAACCGCAGGGCTTACGTTAACAGAAATAGTACCACCTGAACCGCTAACAGCAGTATTAACTACAAAGTTGCGTAACTTGTTTGAACCATAAGCCTGACGATTCTGTGGGTTAACTGCATAAACACCAGCGATTGTGAATGTATCGCCTTGGTTTAATGAAACACCAGAAGTCAATGTCAAAGTGATTGTGCTTGAAGAAGCCCAACCAGATGTCAAGAAACCAGTAGCAGTTGTAGTAGCCACAGTAGCAGAACCAGCGAAAGAACCGAATGTATGAGCTACTACGTTCTGATCCATCTTCCAGTTCATACCAGCAGAGTCACGACCCATCAAGCCTTTACGATACTGTTCGCCAATAGCTTCTTGTGGCACGAATAGGCCTTTCAAGCTGTCAACGATAGTAGCGGAAGTAAACGGCTCAACGATACATGATCTACGACCATCACGTGGTGCGCCTTCAGAATCAAGGTAAGCAGCAGCAGTCAGGTAAGTAATCAGACCTGTTGGGGGTGTACCAGCAGTACCTACGATGTTGTAAGTATTGTTAGCAGCTTGCAATGTACCATCACGATCAATCTTGTTCGCAATAGCGGCAACAGCAGGCTTCAATACACGATCAGAGAACATATCCAAAGACAATGCCAAATCCTGTGTTGTGAACTGTGTGTCAACGTGGAACTGTGTTGACAAAGTTACAGGCACAGAAGTTTCATTGAAATCTTCTACGTTCAGGGCTGGGCCTGTTGTACCAATGAAACGACCTGGTTTACGCACGTTAACTGTGTTACCAATTTTACCGCCAACTACAGCGAACTGGTCATCATAGTTACGATCTACTTCTGATGTAAATGTTAATTCGTTTTCTAAGACCATCAACGCTTCGTTAGTGATCTTGGAAATGGTTAGCAAATTATTTGCCATGATTTATTTCCTTTATTAAATATTGGGTATATCAGCGTATCCGTTTAGCCTGTCTTGCAGCTTTCCATTGGGCATAAGTCCCATGAAATGCTCCATTGCCATCAATAAGAACGTCTGAAGTTCCTTTTCCGGCAGTTAAAGGCTTAATCGGTGCTGGTGCTTTACTACGAGCAACAGTTTCGCTTTTCTCAATAGGAGCTTCTTTACGCTCGAATTGAACTTCCAATTTCCCTAATTCCTTGAGTGCTTTATTAGTCGGCATTGCTGCCAATTTACTAGCGTAATCATCATCTGATGCTAGGTGATATAGGATTTGTGGGCCTACATCTGATTCTAGAATTGCATCTCGTACTTCATCTCGTACTTGCACGTTGCTAGAAGCTACCATATCGTCAAAGTCAGGAATATCAGCTTTAGCAGCTTCGAGTTTTGCAGACCACGACTTGATTACTTCGTTTCTCTGTTCATCTACCTTGCGTTGCTGTTCTTGTATATCACGCTGTTCTAATGCCTTTTCTGCGCTCCATTCGGCTAATGCTTCAGCGTATTCAAAAGCATCATTAAACTGCGATGCTTGTGGTTTTTCGATGACAGGATCAA